AAGAGGAAGCCCTCGATGAGATCGGCACCATCTACGAAGGCGGCTCACTCTCCCCAGAAGGTGAAGTAATCACCCCGCCAGTTGCGCTCACTGGCTGGCATGTGAACACCATTGCGCAGGCACCTGTGGCCTGGGATGCCTATCTGGTGATCGTGAACACCCCGGCCCGTGTGTTCCTTGGCGGCCCAACCCAGGCGCCAACTAGCGACATTCTGGAGGAACTCACGCAATGAACGCCTACCTGAGAGCCGCAGAGGAGTTCCCTGAGATCAGGGAGCAGGTTCTAGAACGGGCCAGCAGGCGCCCGGGGTGGGCTGGCAAGACCGCCGAATTGGAGAAACTCCAGGCGGGGATAGAGAAACTGGCAGGCAGGGGTGGCGAACCTGGCAAGCCTGATGGCCCCACCCCAGCGCCCGAGCCGCCAGGCAAACCCATCCGCCGCGCCAAGGATGTCCTGGGCCGGTTCAAGGCTGACGACCCCAGTACGCCGCTGGACAACGAGGCGTGGGAAGAGCGGGCCTAATCATGGCGTTGGTCTGCACCGCTCCACTGGTGGTGTCAGGCTATGCGGCAGTCATAGGTGCGCCCGCATGGGTGGCGGCGATCCTGCTGCTCCCGGCCTATGCCCTGTTGTTTGAGTTGATTCAGCCATGAGCTCCCGCCGCGCCGAGCTTCGTGCTGCCTTCGTCACCCGCCTAGGCCAGAACATCACCCCAGCGCCCGCGCAAGGCCAGCCGCCTGGCCCGCCCACCTACCGCACAGCGGCCGAGGACCGAGTGCACGCCGGCCGCCTGATGCCGGTCGAGGAACCTGAGCTGCCGGCCATCATCGTCGTCACCCGCGAGCCGGAAAAGATCGTCGATCGCTCCACTAACGGCTGGAACGGGTTCGAGAAGCGCCGCTGCATCGTCTCTGTCGTCGTCGTCGCCCAATCCTTCGATGACCTCGACGCAGACCTCGACGTGATCGCCAACCAGGTTGAGGCCACTCTCCAGGCCTGGACCATCCCAGGCTTCGAGTCATCCGATCCGTTCCTGGTCGACTCCGAAATGGCAGACCCTGAGTTCGACGGCAGCCTTGCTACATCCGTCCGCACCCTTCGCTATAGCGTCGACTATATGACTCCCTACCGCTCCTGCAGCGACCCCTACGTGGATGAAGACGCCGCGGCCGGCGACGGACTTCTAGAGCGCAGCGGGGCCTACCCTGGGGGGCAGGTCATGCCGGGCTGCCCGGCCAGTAACACCGGCGAGGCCTGCCCGATCGGCACGGCTGAGCTGTTCTCTCAAGAGGAGCCGATCAACTGATGACCACCCGTCGCAAGAAAGCTCCAGATGTTGCCCCTGCTGCAGCACCTCCAGCCGTCACCGCAGCCAGCCTGGCGGAGTTCATCGGCATCGACGGCGACCCTCACCGCCTGGAGCAGGCCATCGGCCTCGCCAGCGCTGCAGCCGCCACCGAACTCGGCATCCCTTCCCTGCCCTCCGATCTGCCCCACCCCCTGGCTCAGGCGGTCAAGCTGCTGGCATCCAAGCTGCTGATCACCAACCAGCTGGAGCAGCCACCCGCTGCAGCTGATCTCCCCCTGGTGGTGCGCTACTACCTCAGGGTCTACGCCGATGCTCAGGGTTAATCGCGACACCCAAACCACGTCCGGCGTCGGTGCGTTTGAGCACACCGAGGCCAGCCGTCGCATTGCCAACGTCATCCGCTACGGCGTCGTCAAGGAAACCGACTACGAGAAGGCGCTGATCCGTGTGGAGCTTCAGGACGGCGAGCTGCTCACCGACTGGATTCCATGGGTCACCCTACGGGCCGGGAATGACAAGTTCTGGTGGGCACCGGAGGAAGGCGAGGTGATGCTCCTGCTGGCCCCGTCGGGCGAGCTGGCCAATGCCGTCGCCTTGCCCGCAGCGTTCAGCAATCAGAACCAGAACGCCGCCGAGCCGACCATTCAACGGCAGACCTTCGAGGATGGCACCGTGATCGAGTACGACCGGGCCGCGCACCGCTACACCATCGACGCGACAGCCAGCGACAGCGAGGTGATCGTCAAGGCCGGCATCATCCACCTCAACCCGACGAGCTGATGCCACAGATTGCGCGCGTGGGTGACGCCGGCAGTCACGGCGGCACGATCATCACCGGCAGCGAGGACGTACTGACCAACGACCGGGGCACCGCCAGGGTGGGCGACACCTACGCCTGCCCCATCCATGGGCTCAACCCGATCGTGACCGGCAGCCCGGATGTAACGGCCAACAGCCAGCCTGTTGCCCGCGTGGGGGATCAGACTGCGTGCGGGGCCACCATCACCACCGGCAGCCCTGACACGCTCGCCAACTGAGGAAGCACCATGGCTGGGATGAGCCGCACGACGGGCGAGGAGCTGAGTGGATTTGATCACCTCCGTCAATCCATCCAGGACATCCTCACCACGCCAGTGGGGACCCGGGTGCACCGGCGGGACTATGGCAGCCGGCTAACCCAGCTGGTCGATCGCCCCGTCAACCAGTCCCTGGTGTCGGAGTTGATCGCAGCAACAGCCGAAGCGCTCGATCGCTGGGAGCCACGCCTAAGGCTTGACGAGGTGCAGATCGTTTCGGTGAGCGAGAATGGGCAGATTGAGCTGAGCCTGGTTGGCTACTATCTGGTCAACGGTCAGCGCATCACGCTTGAGGGGCTGGTGGTCTGATGACGATTGACTTCAGCTCCATCCCGGCACCGCTGATTATCGAGGAGCTGGACTATGAAGCGATCCTCGAGGAGATGATCGCAGACCTGCGCGCCCGCGACCCGTCCTACACCGAGATCCTGGAGTCGGACCCAGGTGTCAAGATCCTGGAGGTGGCGGCTGCGCGAGAGCTCACTTTGCGGCAGCGGATCAACGACGCCCTGCAGGCAACTTTGCTGCGGTTTGCCATCGGCGCGGACATGGACAACCTGGCAGCGTTCTATGGCGTCACCAGGCTTCTTGATGAGGGCGATGAAGCTCTGCGGCTGCGGACCATCGAGCGGATCATGGGCAGCAGCACGGCCGGCGGCGCAGCCTGGTATCGCTACCAGGCGCTGACATCCGACGACCGGGTGAGAGATGCAGCCGTCAGCAGCCCTGAGCCCGGCGAAGTGCTGGTGTCCATCCTTAGCGACGAGGCCTACGACGCCGCGACAGCAACCGGCGAAGCTCTGGACTTGATCGGTGGCAACTTCAGCATCGCCCGGAACGCAAGCGAAACCGACACCGCCTACCGCACCCGCATTTTGACGTTTGTGACGGCAAGCGGCGGCGCAGGCCTGGCCAGCCAAGACCTGCTCAACGCAGTAGATGATCGCCTGCAAGCAGATGAGGTGCGGGTCCTAACCGACACCGTGACGGTGGAGGGGGCCAACATCATCCCGGTCAACGTGACCGCTCAGGTGTGGCTCTACCCGGGCACGCACCAGGCAGTCTTCACCGGGCTGGAGCAGCGGTTGCGGGATGCGTTCGCAGCCCAGTCCGGTCTGGGGTGGGACGTGACAACCAGCTGGCTCATCGCCCAGCTGCACCCTGAAGGTGTGCAACGTGTGGTCTTGACAGCGCCAACCGCCAACGTAGTGTGCTCAGCCAGTGATGCGCCGGCGCTCGGCACCATCACCCTTGCCTTGGCGGGCCGTGATCGATGAGTCGATACGACCTGCTGCCCCCCAATGCGACGCAGCTAGAGCGCGACCTCTCGCGTGCGACCAGCTACCTGCAGCGCATCGGCCGACCGGTGCCAACGATCCGCACCGCGAAGCGGGTCAACATCCCTGACGGTGTGGTGCCGTGGCTGGTCTATGAGTACGGACTGGGCGAACTGCTGCCGTACCTGTCGGATCAACGGCTGGCGATTGCTGAGGGTGTTCAGTGGCAGCGCATCCGGGGAACACCGGCGGCGTTGAAGATTGCCCTCAGCTGGCTGGGATTGATCGGGACACTCGAGGAGTCCGAAGCTGGAACCTACCGCTGGGCCGAGTACCAACTGGGGCTGGCTGAAGCGACGCAAGGAGACGACGCGATCAACGACGTCGTTGGAGTCTGCCGCATCAGTTCACCGGTGCGCTCACGGCTTCAGCGGATCTATGCGGTCTATGACTTCCGCCGGTTTGTCCTCGACGACAGCCTCCTAAGCGACGGTGGGATGCTGAGCGATCACAGCGGCGTGCGGCCACGGCCGGACTGGCCGCAGATCAGCTACGGCCAGGTCGCTTCCAGCCTGGTCCAGCAAGATGCCACGGCTACCAGCACGCACACCGACCAGGTCAGCATGCTGGTGCGCAACTTCGATCGGTTCCTCCTCGATCACAGCCTGCTGAGCGAAGAGTGGCACACGATCAATCACCCGAGCCTGTTGACTATGCAGGAGGGCGTGGGTGCCAAGTACGAGGGGCAGACATGGGGTGCGTTTACCTGGCAGCCCGCACCATGGGGTGAAGTGAACGCGGTCGCATCCAGCTCAGTGACGTGGGAGCTACACCCTGACGTGGCAATCTTTATCCCTGGGATCGGGGCGGTTGCGATCGGTGACAGTTAGGTCTGATCGCAGACCTATGATGAGTGGGAGGCTCTAGGGCGACATGGCGGCAGTCCTTACGACCAGCGGGCGCATCGCCATCGCTACGGCGATCAAGACGCGCACGGCGCATCTTGCCTGGGGATCCGGTGACGTGGCTTGGGGGAACACCCCGCCAGCGCCACCTGCAAACGCTACGGCGTTGCTTGCTGAGGTAGGCCGTCGAAGGGCCAATCAGGTTGATTACTGCGCACCTGATGTCAACGGCGTGATCAGCGTGCCTGAGGGCAAGTTTTCCATCTCACCGTCACCGACCAGCAACCTCTACTTCAAGTTTCACTTCGAGTTTGAGGACGCGGTTGGTTCAACGGTGCGTGAGCAGGCGATCTTCCTCGACACCGTGGAGGCAGGAGGCGTCCCTGCCGGCCAGTTCTACTTGACGCCGGCCCAGGTTGGGCAGCCTGGCACGCTGCTGGTGATTGAGCGGCGTGCGCCCATCGTGCGCGAGATCACAACCCGTCAGCTATTCGAGTTCGTGGTGACCTTCTGATGCCTCTTCCCGGCTACTACAACCGCTTCGATGCGGCGAACCGCTACGACGAGCTGCTGTTCCGCGCAGCGAGGGGCCTCCAGTCGGCTGAGGTGAACGAGATCCAGGCGACCCAGTTCGATCGGCTGAAGCGGATCGCCGACGTGCTGTTCAAGGACGGTGCGATTGTCCGCAACGGCCAGGCGATCATCGATCCGGTCTCCGGCGTCACCCAGATGGAGGCTGCGGCCATCTACGTGGTGGGTGCTGTCCGCGAGGTCGCGGCAGCCACCTTCACCATCCCGGTGATCGGCGAGCTGCAGATCGGCGTCCGCATCACCACCGCCGAGATCACCGAGGTGGAGGATCCCGCCCTGCGGGACCCTGCAGTTGGCACCCGCAACTACCAGGAGCCAGGGGCTGGCCGCCTCCGCCGCCTCGCCGCCTGGGGCTGGTCGGGCGATGGTGGCACCGGCGACTTCTACCCGGTCTACACCGTTCGCGATGGCTCGCTGCTCACCCAGACCCAGCCGCCGGTCCTCGACCCAGTCCTGCAGCTCATCGCCCGCTACGACCGCGAGAGCAACGGCAACTACGCCGTCCGCGGGATGAACGTCCAGGCGGCCGGCCTGCTGAACGGCAACCAGGTGTTCACCGTCGACGACGGTGTTGCCAACGTGCTCGGCTTCAAGGTCGACAAGCTCACCTCCACCCGCCTCAGCTACCCGGAAGACCCGGATCTGGAGGCGATCACCAACGAGCCCAAGAGCAGCGCGACCGCCTCGGCGCAAACCATCACGCTGAATTA